CTTTCACTTCTTTTTTTGATTTTATATGATTTCATGGTTTGTCTTTTTTCTTTGGAAAAAATAATTTTTTCTTGAATATTTTTTCATTTTTCTGCATGGAAGCGACAAAAAGCGATTGAAGGAATTTGATAACTGCTTCTTTGCCTTGTCTCACATATATTTGATTGAGTATCTTATATTTATCGCTGAATACATTTCCTTCGTGGTCTTGCCACACATTTGTTGAAATAAGTTTATTATATTTTATAATTAGCTCATCAATAAAATTTCTTTTCGACTTTTCTGCGCTACTCATTTCTTGGATATCGTATGAAACTTTTCTTGGCAAAACAAGAATTTGTCCATATGGCTCATTTTTACGAAAAATAAAAGTTTGTCCCGGTATTGGATTCTTAAAAACAACAAAAAATATTTTTGGCCACATTGGTGAATTGATATGGCCGGGGACTAATATCGGAAATGTATGAGTTTCATCTGTATAAAATTTAGGGTGTGGCTCTAATCTAATTACATGGTTTTCTGGAACAACAATGTCAAGACATGATGTCATGCCAAAGTGGCCGGGGGCAAATGCCTTGAAGGGAGGCATTACTTTGTCATTGAGAACTTTTTGTTTTTCTTTTTCAAAGTCACCAAAAAAGGATACTTTGCCATCAACCATCTTGACATGACATTCAGTATCAAATCCATAGTAAAGCTCCAATCCATAAGTTGAGGCCTCTACAAATGGAATGCAATGCCAAGGTTGAGGAATATCACCATCAGTATGATTATTAGGTTGACCTCCCCAACCCGGTATCTGGAGATGAATAGGTTGGGGAGGCTTACACTCATACCAAGTGCGATACTTTAGTCCATATGTAATTTTTTCCATAAATGTTTCCTAGATAATTGAGGAGAAATCATGGCACCTGAAAACGGAAATCATCAACAAAGACCTTACGATCAATGCAATGAAATTGCAAGTGTGCCAAATCCAATAACTGATAATCCACCACCTTTTTGCGATACTGATCCAAACCCCAATCTGCGATCAATCAATGATGATAGCATGAATTGGCTAAAAGACCAGAACATGAGAAAAACAGGTTTTGGCGCAAGCGCAAATAATGATCCTATGCAAAAGGGGAAAATACTGAATGACCCCGATGCATCCAACCGAGCCGTTCTTTATCGTTACTCAAAAGGATTAAGAGGTTGTGATGAAGCAATGATCGACCTATTCAAACAAATGGTCGTTATTGACGAAGATGGAAAAGCATGGCCAATACCAATAATATTGGGGCCACCTGAAAAAGCTGTTGCAGCCATGATACAAGAGAATGTAAGAAAAGACGAAACACTAGTAGTCAATCGCATAAGATTGCCTATGCTTGCACTAACACAATCAAGTATTGAATTCGATGCTGCAAGGTATTCATATCACAAAGCTCTGAACTTTTTCACAAAAGAAGATGGACAGCCCGGCTTTACTGTTTCAGAGAAATATGCAAAAGATACTGTTTTTGGTTTTGCAAGAGGAATACCAGTCAATATGGGATACACATTGACTGCTTGGACTATGTACAGGGAAGACATGAATCAAATAGTTGAACAAATAATGACAAAATTTAGCCAAGTTGCATATATACGAGTGACTGGTGTACCATGGGAAGTGATTGTCAAGTTGGACTCCGTTGCAAATAATATAAACAATGAGCCGGGAGACCAACAAATTAGAGTAATAAAATACGAATTTAATATGACAGCACAATCATATATACCACAACCGATAGAGCGCAAGAAGGCTGTTCTCAAAACAAAAGTTGACTTTGTTGATGGCACAACAGATGAGACTATAACAGAAGTTTTGGGAAGAATTGAATTGTCTGTAAAGGAGCTAGAATGTTAGAAATAAGGAACAAGAAAAAGCATCCTGTGCAACTGATCATTAGGTCTAGGAGAGCCACCAAGTCTTTCACAACTTACAACCTACCGGGCGTAGGTTCAGGAAAAAATATTTTAGTTTTGGAAGATGAAAGATCAACACCATACATAGATAGAGCAGAAAAGGATGGATTAATTTCCATTAATCACACAACAAATAAGTAATGTAAGGGAGAATAAGACTATGGCGATTCTTAAAGGTTTTCCACCATCTAACACAATCAGTCCAAGCGTTAGAATTGCAGAGAAAGACCTGAGCTTCATTGCTCCAGAGCAATCTACACACAATGCAGGACTGATTGGATTTGCCTCCAAGGGGCCTATCAACCTTCCAGTCAACATTTCAACATCCCGACAGTTGCATACAATCTTTGGAAATCCCCATCCTGATACTGGCGATCCATTCCTCATTTACGCAGCAGACCAGTATCTTCTTGTTGCCAACACTCTTTATGTTGTTCGTGTTGCAGATACTGATCCAGTAAGCGATGAGCAAGCTCTAACAGCTACTGTTGATGTTCCTGCTGCTGGTACTATCATCGAAATCGAATCTGCCACTAGTGGCCCATACACTTTTGATGAAGACAGTTTCTTCAGATGGAAGCTGAATGGTTCTCTTTCAGACAAGACCTTGGTTGTTCTTGCAGGAGCCTACGATGTTGATGAACTAGTGACTGCACTCAATGATCAGCTTGACACTCAAAATGATGGAATCGAATTTTACGAATCAGATACCAACACCATATCTGTTAAAACTGTTTGGGCATATGGCCCAGATTCATCACTTGAAATGGTTTCGATCCAGAATGCCATTTATGGCGGTTCTGTTTCTGATACTCTTTCAATTCGCAACAACCCTACTGGTCTTGGAACTGGCATGACCCGTGCTTCCGTAACAGGAACAGCAGATCGCTATCCTGCAAATGGATATCAGGTATCAGGATACTATGACCTTTCTGGTTTCACAGACCCTGTTATTGAGGTTGTTCTCGATGGTACTGACAACATTCTCATTGACGATGTTGTTCAGGTTATTACTTTCCCCTCTGGCGCTAATTACACAAGCATCAATGATGTTGTGAGTGATATCAATGACCAGAAAGTGGAAAATGGAGGAACACTTCCCGGTGGTTGGACAGCAGTTGCCTCTGGTTTCTCACTTCGCTTCGTGACTAATGCTCATGGTGCTGGTTCACGACTCAGGATCAAGCCAACAAGCGTGACTGCATTTGGTCTTTCAAACCTTACTGTTTCTGGCACAAGCCCAGAAGGCGAAACAGGAACAGCAGGAATCGAGACTTATGGACTTGTTACTGGTGGAGAAAACACAGGTGGAGATGTGACCTTTACTCTCAATGCTGATTCTCCCGGTATCGATGGAAACATGACACAAGTTGTTATCAACAACAACATCTATGACAATAAGTTCACACTAGAAATTTACAATGATGGCGTACAGCTTGAATCATGGGGTGGACTTACCAAGGACACAGCAAGCCGTTTCTATGTCGAAACCTATCTGTCCCTTGTTTCAGATTATGTAAGGGCAATTGACAACACAGCAGTTGGAGCAGGCCCCGCAAATGGCACATATACCCTTTCTGGCGGTACTGATGGCATTCCCGCTGATCCTGATCAACAGGATGTTCTCCTCATGGGTAGTCCTCTTGGTTACACAGGAGTTTATACTCTCAGCGAACCAGAACAGGTAAACATTGACCTTGTTGCAGTTCCCGGCCATTCAAGCACAGCAATTGTTCAGGAACTCTTGATTTTTTGCCGTGATTATCGTCAGGATTGCCTAGCAATCATCGACGCTCCATTCGGTCTCACAGTTAAGGAAGTAGTTGCATGGCAGAATGGAACACATCCCTTGAACACAACCAGATTTGACAGCGACTTTGGCGCTCTCTACTGGCCTTGGGTCAAGATTTTCGACCCATACAACAATGTTGATGTTTGGTGTCCTCCTAGCGGTTCTATCATGGCCGTTATTGCAAGAAGCGACTTCCTGTCAGCACCTTGGTTCGCACCAGCAGGCTTGACCCGTGGAATCGTTCCAAACATCACCGATGTATACAATCGTCCTACTCTTGAAGAGCGTGACTTGATGTACGGCAACCGCAACTGTGTCAATCCAATTGTACAGTTTGCCGATGTTCAGGGCTTTGTTGTGTTCGGCCAGAAAACCTTGCAAAGAACACCAACTGCTCTTGATCGTGTCAATGTTCGCCGTCTGATGTTCTACATTGAGAAGGCAATTCGTTCAGCTAGTCGTGACTTGTTGTTCGATCCAAATGATGAAATCTTCCGCAACAGATTCGTCACTCTTGCAAAAAACATTCTGTTGCAAGTTCAGGTTGGAAGAGGACTTTACGACTTCATTATCAAGGCTGATGCTGAGTTGAACACTCCAGATGTAATCGACCGCAATGAATTCCGTGCAAGAATTGGCGTTCAACCGACCCGTGCCGCTGAATTTATGTTCATCGAATTTTCGATCCATAGAACTGGCAGCTTTGCCTCGGCTGGGGCTGAAACATTCTAATTAAAAGGTAATTAAAAGGAGAATCAGATGGCACTAAGTTTTAACGCTACTGGCGCAAACATGGGTATGAATGAAATCGGTGGACAAGCCATCGTTTTCAAAAGGAAGTATAGGTGGACTTTCGATGTTCTATGGAACAAGCAGAAAGTTCCAAGCGCATTCGTGAAGGTTGCTAGTCGCCCTAGCCTTACAATAGAAGAAACTGAAATCAACTATCTTCATGGTAAAATGTGGATTCCCGGCAAGGGTTCATGGGAAGCAATTAGCGTGACCTACTACGATATTGGTGGTGCTGGCGCTGCTGGTATGCAGACCTTGTGGAATTGGCTTGCATCTGTTTACAACTTCACCAATCCAAACAACCTCAACCAGACCTCTCGTAGAGGCGCTGATGGTGCTGAAGGTGGTTGGGCTGCTGTTGGAACTCTTACCATGTACGATGGTACTGGCTCCACCATGGAAACATGGGAACTCAAGAATATGTGGCCAACATCAGTAAACTTTGGTGACTTGGATTACGGCAGTTCTGAAGAAGCTGCTCTTGAATTATCACTAAGGTTTAGTGAAGCAACTTACACTCCTGCTTGCGGTATCAGGCAACCTGTTCCAAGCCTTATTGGTTGCTCCGCATAATTTTCAATTAAAAATTAAATTATTTGACCTCGTATATAAAAGTACGAGGTCATTTTTTTGAGGTAAATATGGCTCAATTAATGGGATGGGGCGATTCATTTGGATTGCGAGATGCATGTTTCAAAAGAAAAAATCGTTGGCTTTTCCAAATACCAGAGGTTAGTGCAGAAGGCATAAACGCATTGCCACCTTCAAAAGCTTCCAGACCCAGCTTGTCATTCAAAGAACTTAGCATGGAGCATTTGGTTGAAACAATCTATTATCCCGGCAAACCAGAATGGAAGCCTGTGACATTGACACTTTACGATATCTACAAATCCGAACATAAATTATGGGAATGGCTTTATAGCTTATATGACCTTGAAAATAACAGATATCGTTATTCCGTTGGATTTAAAAAAGAAAGGGCGCTCTTGACTCTTTATGATGGGCAAGGTCTTGAATTGGAAAATTGGTTTATGGAAGGTGTTTGGCCACAAAGTGTTGAATTTGGTGACTTGGATATGGGTGATGGTGCAATATGCACAGTTGATCTTACTTTAAGATATGACAGAGCATTCTATCAGTTTTGACTGTCATCATTGTCAACTTTAAACTCACTTTTGAGCAATTCTTGACAAGCCTTGATAGCGTCCTCAAGTTCTTTTGGTTTACATTTCAAGTAGCGACAAGCACCACTTTTGTTTAGACGACCTTTTTTTGTATAGATATTGGAATCATTCAACAAAAAAGCGTCAACTAACTTTCCATAACCATTATCAATCAGTTTTTGTATCAATTCCTGATTTTCAATCTGGTCAAATAAACTTTTTCCATTCTTATTCATATTGCCTACTTTTATAAAATGAGAACATCTCTATTATAA